TTGCTCCGACGATACAAGACAAAATGAAGAACATCATTCGTTCTCAGCCGTCGTCTTTAGATAAACAGACTGAAGTCACGGAAAAACAATCAGAAAAACCAAAACGGGTCTACAAAAAGAAAGCATCATCCAGAGGTGGTGTACGTGCAGGATCAGGTCGACCAAAGGGTTCAACTAACAAGATCACGCTTGACAGTCTGGTGCAATCAATCGACGCAGCAGTTGGCATGAGTTTCGAAGAAAGACTTGCAATGAACTACAAAGATGCAATCGACCGATCTGATTGGCAATCTGTCAAAGACTATGACAAAGCGTTTCTAAGCAAGATAGTAGCAGACAAGTCAGAAGTAGACGTAACCAGCAAGGGCGAGCAATTGGGAGTACAATTAGTGTTTACTTCAGTTGAACTACCTGAATGGAAGAAATGACCCAAATATTGACGTTAAATGGTAAACCTAATATAATGTATGTTTACTAGAAAAACTCATGACACAAGCATACGTATATAAATGGACTCACCTTCCTACCCTTAAATGGTACGTGGGAAGCAGAACTGCAAAGAATTGCCATCCAAACGATGGTTACCTTTGCTCTAGTCGTGTAGTGAAACCATTGATAGTGGAACACCCCAGTGAATGGGCTAGAACTATCGTGGGAGTAGGTACTCCAGAAGAGATGTATCAGTTAGAGACTGATATCCTTCAAATGTTTGATTGTAAGAATGATCCAAGAAGTTTCAATAAAAGTAATAATGAACATCCACGTGGCAATACATATGGTATGAAAGATAAAATTCATTCACAAAAAACAAAACAACAAATGAGCGAAAGTGCCAAACTGTATTGTTCTGATCCAGAAGTTAAAAAACAGCGTAGTGAAAGTCGTAAAGGTCCTCTTAATCCAGCATTTGGAAAACCCGGTACCTTTCTCAATAAGAGGCATAAAGAAGAAACTAAAAAGATTTTAAGCGATAGAAGGAAATTAATCGTTGGGTGGAATCATACAACGGAAACAAAACAAAAAATGTCAGTATGGCAAACTGGCGTTGCTAAACCTAGATTTATTTGCATTCATTGCGGACAAGATATAGGTGGGCAGAGCAACTATGCTCAACATCTAAAAAAGAAGCATGAAAAAGATAAACCTTAATCTTTACGGTGAACAAACAAACATATTGAATGACTGGGTTAATACAGACAAGCATTCAATCTGTATCGTGCCCGCCGGATCAGGTAAGACGTTTCTAGCCAGTGTGTTCTTGCCTATCGCGGCAAGCAATGAACTGTACCATAAAGGAAAAGATATCATATACGTGGCTCCTACACGTGAAATGATACGTACACTGATCTGGGAACCCTTAAAGAAGTCTTGCAAAGAGTACTTCGGTATAACGGATGATGCCATAAACAACGGCGACCTAACGATCAAATTTGCTAATGATGTGTTTCTCCGTTGCAAATCAGCAGAACAACGTGATGCATTGCGAGGTATGAATGCCGGTATCATTGTAATGGATGAAGCCAGTCTGTTCCACCAAGAAGCATTGTCTGAGTTAACGAATCGACTGCGTCCACGCGTCGGGCAGCCTGACACAGCTGGGCGCATGATTGTCATTAGTACCCCGCATGGTGCTGGACCATTGTATGAATTGTACAAGGCTGCACTTACGATCCCTGCAAAATATTCGGTGCGTCATTATAATTATGAACAGATGAGATCGGGCAACTTAGAATTCATCTTAGAGCAGAAGAAGATTCTGAGTCCAATGAAGTTTGCACAAGATTACATGTGCAGTTTTGATTCGGTTACTGACATGTTCTATTATACGTTTCAACCACAATTTCACACTGGTGATGTAACAGATACCGGCGGTGACCTATATCATTTCGCCGACTTTAACAAACGTATCGCAACCAGCATCATTGCCAGAGTAACTAACCCGCACACAAAGGATGGTACAATTGAGGTCATCAAAGCATATACCATTGACAATTGTGGTACTGAGCAATTAGCACGTACAATACGTGAAGACTTTCCTAAGCGTAGAATTTACTCAGTAATTGACATGAGTGGATCACAATTGAATAGGGATACAACCAGTGAATTTGGTATCACTGACAGAGTATTGCTTGAGAAATATGGCTTTCAAATTGTTAACAGTAAAAAGATCAACCCCTTGATTTCTGACACCGACAACACAAGTAATGCATTTATTCATCAAGGGCGGCTTACAGTCGATGCTGGGCAAACAAAACTGATTGATGCAATGAAATCCTATCATTTCGAAGACGGCACCAGAAAGAAGTTAGTTAAATATAACGATCAATTTGCTTTTATCGATGGATTAGGAGACTGCTTGCGATATGGAATTCATCATCTATTTCCTATCATGCACGACGAAGGAATGCAACAGGATTATATAACTGACGATACACGATTCCACCGTAGACCAGGTGGCCAGCATATGCCTAATAGCCCATTATACGTTGGGGGACCAACCTGGGAAGAACTATTATCCCCTAATGGGGCAGAAGATACAACAAGCGAAGACCATCAAGTGTGGTAATTAAACAAATGAAACAAGACGAAAACTATTACAAATCATTATACTTCAGCCATATCACTGAAGATGAAACAACAGGCTGCGAACTATGGAATGCTGCTAAGAACAATGTGGGATATGGAATGTTCAGATTCGATGGTAAGATGCGAACCGTGCACCGTCTGAGAATGCAATGGGAAGGACATGATATCGTTGGCAAGTTAGTATATCATAGTTGCGACAACTACAATTGCGTTAATCCTGCTCATCTTAGTGTAGGAACCTACATTGAAAAGGCTTCCGTCATGATGGGCAAAGGTCGTGCCGGTACTGCATGGAGTGATCATTCTAGATATCAAACATGTGAGCATTGTGGATACCATGGTAGTCCTGCAGTAGTAGGACGCCGTCATGGTGATCACTGCAAGCATAAGCCTTAAGTCATGTTGCACACTAAGTATAAATACATATCAGATAGCCGTTGTTTCCATGGCTATAAAGCATGTGAAACAAACAAGGAACCTTTTAAATTATGAAGAACAAAGAACTTTTACACCGTTGCCCTGTATATACTAGTATATACCAAACGATGTCCGATTACCAAATGGCATATCTCGGGGGCACTGCGTTTAAACGTCAGTCTCGCAAGAAGCGCCCAAGTGAAGACGAAAAGATTCACGTTGACGTTATCACTCATACAGTTGCTCAACCTATTTGTCGTTATATTGTTGATTCAATCAACGATGTGCTGTTCGAACCAGGAATCAAGCGAACACTAAGATTCGCCACAGCACAAGGTACCGCAGTAGGTGAAGGTATGCAAGATTGGTCAGAACTGTTGCAACTAGATGCTGACTTAGACAATCGCACCATGGACGGCTTCATGGAACGTGTTGGACAATTGACAAGTATCTTCGGACATGCATGGGTCTTCGTTGACATGCCTACATACAGTCAAGGTAATCTAGGACGTCCTTACGTTTGTGTTATCAATCCAATGGATGTCTGGGATTGGGACTATGAATATTACGGTGGCAAACAATTGCTTAAGTATGTTAAGGTCAAAGAGTTTGAAGAGTCAGACTGCTATTACTTTAAAATATACAAGTTAGGTGATTCGAACACCCCAACTAGTTGGGAATCCTACAAGGTTATCAAAGAAGATAACACAGAAGGTGAAGCAATCTATCTAGATGGTGGTGACTTCCCAGCTGGTATGAGTATTCCAGGCTTTCTAGCATTCGGTCGTCGCGATCCTCGTCGTAACGATGTTGGTGTGTCAGATATCGACAATGCATCTGATGCTCAACGTGAACACTACAAACTAGAGTGCGAAGCATACCAATCATTGATGTTTGCAAAGACTATCATTCGTGCTGATCCAGGCGTTAAAGTACCTGCTCATGCTGGTGCTATCGTTCGTGGTATGGCTGGCTCTATCGAAGCAATTAAGATTGACACGGGTGATGTGAACAACATCATTGCCAAACAATGTGATATCTTAGAGCAACTTGAATCTCTCACCGGCTTAGGTGGTCTGCGTACTTCACGCAACAGCCCGCAGTCTGGTGTATCTATCATTGAAGAACGTCGCCAAATTCATCGTCTTGCAAAGAACAAAGCCAGACTGATGGAAGTTACAGAAGAATTGATCTGGACGTTTGCTGCACGTTTCATGGAAATGCGTTGGGCTGGTGAAGTGAACTATGACACTAACTATGAAGCCAGCGACACAAACTATCGTCTTGCTCTAATGAATCAAGCGAAATTACTAGTGGGTGAGAATCCTATCATTCAAGGACTAATCGTTCGTGAAATGGTATCATTGCTTGCACCACCAGAAGAAATCTACGAATATCAACAGGCTGTACTCAAGACTAGCGGCCCAGAAATGCAGGCTCTTGTATCTGAACAAGACGAAGAAGTCTACACCCGTGATATCGGAGATCAAGTACCTAGCACAGGTGGTGATGAAACCGTACAAGAAATGATTGACAATCAAGTCTACAGCGGCGTTGGAACAGGTATCACATACACCGGGCAAAGTTCTTATAATCCAATTGCAGATCAACTAGTGGGTCAGGCAGCGGGTAGATAACGTGAAGGACACAACTATGTTAGCAGATGATTTAAAAGTTCTTCTGGCGACTACCACTAGTTTTTATTTAAAGACGCATGGTTTTCACTGGAACGTAACGGGACCGAACTTCCCACAGTACCATGCATTATTCGATTCAATATACAGTGATGCATATGGAGCAATCGACCCTCTCGCTGAGTACATTCGTTCATTGAATGAGTTTGCTCCAGCAAGTTTCGGTCGTTACTCTGAACTGTCGCTGGTAAATGATCAATTGAAGATCCCTAAAGCAGAACTAATGATCAAGGAATTGATCAAAGACAATGCAGTGATTATTGTATTGTTAGAGAAAATCTTTGACAATGCAACTACAGAAAAAGAGAATGGCATTGCTAATTTCATTGCAGACCGTCAAAGTATGCACGCTAAGTGGCAATGGCAACTAAGTGCGACGGTAGAATAAAAAGATAAATACTTTCTGTAAGAACAAATTAACTCCTACTCGGTGGCTCCGTTAACGCTATATTAACATATAAGGAAACAAACAAATGAGCGATTTTCGTGATGAATCAAACAACGTTGGCAACGTTAGCCAAACTGGTACCGACCAGTCTGATGTAAGTCAGGATAACGGTAGTGAGCAAACGCAAGTAAACGCTGGTGCGATTCGCAAGAGTCAAACTAACGGTATCTTGAATGCATTGAGCGCAGCATCTGGTCAACAATTTGACTCAGTTGAAGCAGCAGTAGCATTCATGGCACGTACAAGCGCAACGCAAGCAAACTCCGGTGGTTCCGTGCAACCGAAGGTAGATAGTCAATCAAAGCAGGGTCGACCATCAACTAATGATCTTCAAGAGCAGTTCAGCGCTATGCAATCAAAACTTGCACGCCAAGAACAGTCTCTTCGTGAGAAAGAATTAGATGGTGATATTCGTTCTGTAATGGGTGATAAGTTCGACTCCGATCTTACTGATTACGCTATGACCAAAGTTAAGTCCAACATTCAGTGGAACGACGATGGATCATATGTCATTGTAAATGGTAAGGGACAAGAACGATATTCACAAGACGGTACACCTTTATCAATCCGTGGGTTAGTTGAAGAAGTCGCAAAGGGCAACCCTAAACTTCTCAAGCAGAGTAATCTAACTGGCGGATCAGGCTTACGTCCTGGACAAGGAAACTTTGCTGGCGAATCTCAAGAAGGCATTCCTGATTATTCACGTGATCCTGCTGCATTTAATGCATGGGCAACACGTAATGGTCTAGGTAAAGCAGTCGGCTTGAAAGGCGTTGGCGTAACTGTTTCTAACTCCGCGACGAATAAAAAATTATTCTGATGCCAACAAAATTTAATTAAAAGGAAAAATCATGGCTTATATCTTAGGTGGTGGAAACGACGAAGGCTACGGCTTCGAAAAAGCAATTGCAAACTTCGCAATCAAAGCAGTTCACGAATCAGTCGGTTTAGTGAACATGACGACAGTGGTAACTCCAACACAGGGTAATGTGTTCGAAATCCCAATCTTCGCTCCAATTACATATCAAGACTACAATCCTGCTGCAACAAGCGGTTCTGTATCTGGTAATGCTAACGAGCAAAACCCTGCATTGGGTCAGAATTCTATTACTGCTAGCCCAACCGCTGCAGCAACTGCATTCGATATCTTCTACGGCTGGACAACTGCGTTCAATCTTGCTTCCACACTAGGTGGCGAGTTAGGCGAGTCATTCGCTGAAAAAGTTGACCAACGCGTTGCTGGTGCATTCACATCATTCAAAGCAACTGTTGGTAACACAATGTACGCTACTTCTGCTGACGGTTTTGATCGTCCAAGCGCATTGGGTGCTATGGAACTAGTTGCTGCTGGTGAGACTCCAACTACAGTTACAGCAGGTTTCACTGCTACTTCTGTTCTTGAACTTATCCGTAACGTTAAGTTGAACTGGAAGAAAGCACGTTTGCCAGGTAGCCCAGCATTGGTACTTGATCAAGACACACAGTTCCGTCTATTAGGCGAACTAACTGGTGGTGCTGTTTCTCAAACTGGTGGTGCAAACCTATCTAACTTGGGTAACGAATTGCTTGCTAGCGGTAAGATCGAAAACATCTATGGCTGCATGGTTGCATTCACTACCTTCTTGCCTACAGTAAGCCGCGCTATTGCTGGTGGTACTGCTGCTCCTGTGTTCGTTGGTGGATACATTGGTGATCAAGCAGTTTACACTGTCATGAAGCAAGGTCTTGAGATCAAGTTAGGTGAGAAACCGGGCGGATTGCAAATGTGGCTAACAGGTATCGGTTACTTCGGTTCTGGTGCTGGTGATCTTCGTCGTGGTGGTGCGGTTAACATCGCTAAAGCCTAATCGAATTAAATCACTAACTAAAGGAAAATAATATGTCTGTTCCATTTCAACGAATCTCTAATGCTACCGTAACTGATATTCAGTTCTACGACCCAGCCGCTGAAAAGCGTGCCGCTAGCCTAGGAGTGAATTGGGACGACTATTTTCATGTAGGCTCGCAAGAGATTCTATATCAGTTAGAGTTTGGCTGGTGGCCCAAGTATGTAGAAAATACTTGGGGTGCATGGTACTTCAAGAACAATAAAGATGGCAAAGTCATTTCGGCTTTTGACCCAACTAGATTGATGCTTGGAGATCAGACTTTAATACGCTTGGATTGTTTCAAAGCAATCACGATTTTCTATGAGAGTTTAGTAACTGATGTGTCAAACATCAATGAGGTTGACAAAATCAACCATGAGCATTCATTAGTCCGTTACGAAAAAGAGTATGAAAAGGCAACTCAGTTGTCTAACTTCTACGATTTGTACGGCGACGGAGTGATCACTAAATTAGAAGAGAATTACCAAGCAGATGTGAACTTCTTCCAAGGCGACAGAAGGTACTTTTAATATGGCTCAACCATTAGTAACATCAGAGCAAGTAGCAGAATACTTTAGAAAACTTAAAACGGGTTTTGAAGTGTTTACTGAGTACGCTGTGAACAAAGAAGTTAACAGACACGGGATATATATCAATGATCCTTCTGCGAGTAATCGTGTGCCTTATAAACTTGCTTTGACATATGGTGGAAACATATACGAAGTAACTGATCAAATGTTCATTGTTCTCGTCACCTTCCAAGATGATGTTAGCAAAGATCGTGCAGTGGCAGCAATCACAAACATAGTCAGTGACAATGTTTTACTTGATGGCTATCATGAGCGTGATTACACAATGGATCAGTCATACCTTAACCGCGCAGAATACAGGACCTTCAGTTTCAATTTAACAAGATTAGAATTTCAATAACCATTACAACAATAGGAGAAAACAATGGCTCGCATTACTACAAACACTTCTGGTACACAACCAGTTATCGTGATCAGTCTATCGGAAGATATGTCTGGCAACATTACTGTGCCTTTCGTTCAAGATTTAACAATTACAAACTCTACTGGAGTTTATAGTTACACAACCTTCAGCGATGCAGACACACGTAAATTATCTACACCAGCAGATAACGAAATCAGCACTAACATCGTAATTGATGACGCTACATGGTTCGGTGAAACCGGTCCTGCAGGCACTACTGCTGTTACTAAAGGTCTTGTCAACATCAGTGGACAAAAGGCTTTGGTATACTTCGCTATCCATTATGCTGGCGTCGGCATGGGTTCACGTTCTACAACTGGTCAAGGGTTCATCACGAACTTGGCACCAACTACTAGTCCTGAAGCACCAGTCTGGGTTACACCACTATCAATCGCGGTAGACGGTGGATTCACACAAGTTACAGCAGCGTAATCTTTACGTAAGTAATCAAATAGGGGACTTGTTCCCCTATTTTTATGAAAGAATAACAAATGAACAATGACAACAAATCAAATGTCTGGATTAAAACACCAGAGCAAAGATTAGCAGCATTACTCGCAGATGAGGCTAAAGGTGCAGCAATGCTTAACGATGTAACTAACACCGTCAAGCAATTGAAGGCAAAGAGTTCTTTTCGTATCGCTCTTATCAATCAGATGATAGAAGATAACGAAAACAAGAACGACTAAATACAATGTGAAAACAATTTAACAGAAAGAAACAAATGAAC